AGCTCTGCTATCGCATTATCAAACATAGGGCAGCTGGTTGGTATATCTCTAAGTCTTTTGCTCATAATTATATCTGCTCCATATGGTATGACATGTAACCTTGGTCATAACCAGACTTGTATCCTGCCTTATACGCCTCATCTACGAACTTCTTGATGATGAGCATTTGCTGGTCTTGGTAGTTATCAGGTAAGACACCATTGAGGCTATTGTTCATGAAGTTATCATCGAACTTCTTAAGTAGTTCTTCTTTGGTCATGTTACTTACAAAGCGAATCGTATTTATCTGCTTTTGTTATTATTTCTTCTAATTGCTCAAATAGTTCCGTTAGTTGAGAGCGTGAAGCTCTTGAACAAAACTCATGTATTTCGTCGTAAATATAGCCGTCATCCTTATTATCTTTCCACATTAGATAGTCTTTTAGTAATTCTTTCATACTTTTAATAATTAATCCCTGCATTACCGCCCCCAAAAGTGAGGAGGGCCGTGCAAGGCACTTTTGTAATCCTGCAAAGCAGGTTAGTAGCAACCGCGATAGCGATACATGTAATACATGTCTTTGCTGAGTTAGCGCCACTAATCTGATTTCCAGTTTCATAAATACTAGGCAACTGCTGGCAAGGATTTGCACCTTGCATAGTGTTATTTTTTACGGTAAGTCGTACTCTCTTGTCCGCCACCAATGTGGTCATCCGTCTCAACCCGTCTCTGGTACTTCACGGGACACGGCGTCTACCTATTCCGCCACAGCATGTGTCTAGTATCTATGTTTCATTATTGGCATTAGGGGAAGGCTATTATTTCATTCGGTAGAGTTAGACTACTTCCTCGCGGCTCTACCTATCCATAATCAGCCATACAGCGTGCAAGTAGTAACGTCCTGTACTTACTCCCCCAAATACCAACAATGTGATTATGTGCCTGCGGTGGAGTACCCCGAGAGCTATAGTCATCTTTTGCGCTTCACAGAATTAATTAGATTCTGCTTATACTCCCACCGTAGACACACAATCATTTCTTATTTAATCATTTGCCTGTGGGGAAATGTGTTCGCGTCACACAAAGCATTTTTCAGCTTCCCATTGCCAGGGATTCCCCCACCGACAAACGATGTTCACAACCAGTACCCACAACACAAGTGTTATAGGCTATTTATGATACCCCATCTTACGATGAGGGTGCTGGCTATGAATTGTTGTCAATGTACACGAGCCTGTGTAACTTTATAAGTTATGCTAACCTCTTTTATAAGCACAACTTATTGACTTAAGTATAGCGTAACGTAAATAGTTGTCAACAATGAACCAATGAAACGAAACTATACTATCTTGTTGTCAACCTTAGTTTCACCAAACAACTCACTTTCACATCTCTTGATTATCTGATGAACACGTTGTTTTGATATGCCCTGGGCCTCTGCTATGGCTTGCATAGGGTATCTATATAACCTGTACATCTTATGTATCTCCCATCTTCGCTTAGCAGCAAGAACCATTTTCTTCTTCATTGGCTTACATGACTTTGCGTAGTTGAACATCTTCACTATCTTTTTTGCTTTCATATTATGCGAGTACGTAGTAATCGTCCTCTTTCTTTAACTCTTGATTGGCTGGCAAATGACACACATTGTTCTCTGTGACACCATCTATAGTGCAATATGAGTACATGCCATCTGCATGGTGGAACGTGATGAAATCACCTAGTTTCTCATTTGCTTCATTGAATGTCTCAGCTTTTATCTTGCTTTGTTTTGGTGTTTCGTAGAGTTTCATATTAAACAATTCTATTAATTATTTCACTAGCAGCTGGCGCAGACAGCTTACGTAGTAAATGCATCTTGTTCACAGAGTCAAACATAGCCACCATGTACATCAAATTATCGCTGATGTTATCAATATCCTTGATTCTATCTATCTTACTGGTTGCATAGCCATATTTGTCGTTGTCGCTATCCACCTCTTTCCATAGCTGTATGCAGGCTTCTTTCACCTCGTTAAACACTTCATCTGATGGTGGTGTGTAGTATAGTTCTTGGGTCATAATTATTTCAATTCATCAATTATTCTTTTAACAATTCCAAAATGACTGTACCCATCGACCTTTTTTAAGTGTTTCATAATTGCAACAATTTCATCAAACGACACGCATGTTTCCCATGGTTTCTCTTCTCCTGTGTCTTCTTCAATTTCAAAATGTTTCATCTTCACCGATTTGCTTTCGTCGTATGTACTTGTGATGAGTCTGTGTTTTGACTTGCACCCATATGGACCTCCTACATCGCACGCAATGCAGGCTACATTTTCGTGGGTAATTTCTGTTTGTCTCATGCTCATACCTATTTGATTAACTCATAAACAAACTCACAGAACTCGTCCGACTGTTCGAGGATGTTGTCTTTTGATAGGTCATATTCTGAAAAACCAAAAATCTTATTATCTTTTACAAATTTAACAGTCGCAACAGTGAACTTATTGGACAACCTACTAGATATTTCTATCATTGAATTATCAGCCATATCAACGACCATAAAGACATCAGCAAGGCCCAATCTTTCAAAGCGATAACCTCTTCCATCGCAATAGTAGCAAGCGTATGGTGTTCTATTGTGGGGGTCATGGCCACACCCTGGACAGGCAGATATATTCCCACCGCTTGCGGATACTACGTTCTGCAAAAATGAGTGGTCTGGATTGGTGCATATTTCTTTGCCATGACCGTCACATTCGTCGCATTCTTGCGGCCCTTTTTTGTCTGGCAACAACTCGTACATCCGTTCAGCTAGTTTTTGTTGGATAGTCATATCTATTTATATAATTCGTCGCACTTCTTACATAGGTATAATGGTGGGTTTGAATCGTAATCAACATCACCTGGCACGTGTTTGCATTGGAATGTTTTTTCTACTAACCCCCGACGTTTCACTTCTGCTATCAGCTCATCATCTGTGTACTGGATAGTAGGCTCTTCTGATAGACATTTAGCCACCGCCCAGTAGGGGAAATAGAAAGTAGATTTTTTATCTATTGTATACACAGCAGTGTCCCCACCTCTAAAGGAGCTTCTTACACTCAGCCCCATTTTCCCAATCATAGCTAACTTGTCAGTATCACATCCATCCATTTCTTTCCTCAACTCAGGCGTGTCAATAATCTCCACTAAATCACCTTGTTTGAATTGTTCAGGTGGACGAGTGACGATTTTGTATTCGTTGGTGAATTTAGTAAATAGTTCCTGATGGCTGTAAGTATTATAATCTAATCCACGATTAGCACTCTCTTCTATAGTTCGACCGACTGCTGTTCCTTGAAAGTATACCTCGCTCTCTAATTCTTGCAGATAAGTAAATATTTTCCAATATCCGCCTATCGTCTTACACGCCACCAAATGCCCTCTCCTCAAGTTCTCTTCTAATAACTGTATGTGTTTTTGGTCCATTTTGTTTGTCATATTATTCCTTACCTTTTACACTAATTTCAAGGTGATGCGTATCGAACATCAACAGGTTTGATAACTTTAATATTGTTGAGCCTATGTAATAAAGTGTTACTGATAATGGGAGGAACAAACCATGCAATGTCCATTGCCAATCCTTTGGTTTTGTGTGCTCACTTGACCATTCTGCTTCACTTTTGATTTCTGAAAATTCTTTGTTGTTATTCATATTATTTGTTAGCTATTTCCGCAACCATGTCACTTATTAAATATGCATACACTTCCTCAGTCTCAGTGGAGTACTTGACCCCCACAGTCTTAAGGATATCGTTTGTAGCGTGGTATGCCTCATGGGTAATCGAACGTATTGATGCGTCACGTAGTAGCATTATGTTCTTTTGATATAGACCTCCCCAGTTATTAGGTGCGTCAGCCAACATATCTTCTACTTGGTCTTTAGGCCCATCCCCTAGTATCTTAGTATCGCACTTATCCTCTTTGCAAAAGATTACTGCAACCATTTGTCCATAGGGTTCTGCTTTGTAAATGAAGCTTTGTGGTGCCCCCACTACTGTTTCCTTTCCATTATAGTGCTTCCCAGCGATAATGATTCCAAATAAGAGTATAGTCACTATTGTTGCGAACCCCCATGATTTATGTAAGTCATTCATAATTAGTCTTCTTCATAATTCAATCTCGCTTCACCTGTTGTACATGCCCCACACATACCAGTGAGTTCATATATGTCTAAGTTAAAAAACACTTCACAGCCACATGATTCACATGTTGGTGGTTTATCTTCTTCATTGGTAATTACCATATTTATTATATTACTTATATGTACACCCTACTTATGTACATCAGACATATTACTCTCAGTGGTTAAGGAAGTCAAGTATGACTATTGCATTACGTAAATAGCTATTCTTGTTCTTTCATTTTGTCACACTTAGCCAAGAACGGGACAAGAATCATTGATAGGTCATGAAGTGGTACTCTAAAAGAAACACCATTCTCTGGGTAGAGACGTTCATCTGAATGAACCATGTACTTCCTGAAATCAATGTCAACATAATGAGTCTCGTCTGCCTCTTGTGACACTTCCATCTCATAAACCTCTGAAAGAAAACCGTCTCCCTTTATTGTATTCTGGTAGCAATCGCCTGTTGTTAGTATTGAAGCTTTCATCATATACCAACCATTATACAGGAACAAAATAAAAAAGCATAGGTTGCCCTATGCCTCTTCACTACTTGCTCCTAGTATTCTTTTTAGTGATGCCGCGTCTTCGCTTCTCAATCAGCTTGTTCAGCTCAATACGCTTTATCATGTAGCTGTTGTTTATTTTATCTGCCTGGAGCCGCCCCTCTTGTATAAAGACAGCAACTCTCTGCCTGCTAAGGTTGAGTATCTCAGCAGCTTCTCGCAGCGTCAGAAAGCGCTTTTCCATAACTATTCAGCGTCTGGTACTGACACCACAACACCATTAGAAACGGCTGTTGTGAGTTCATCTACTTGAGACTGGTCTGTGAACAAACCTTTATAGCAATAGTCAAACTTAGCTTCTTTGTTACGTAGCACAGTGTCATGTGTCATGAGGATGACTGCGTTCATAATAACTGCAACGAAGAACAATAGAGTTGCAGTCTTTCCCAAGAAATGTAGTGCTCGCAACAACATAAGCTTGCGCCTTAGTCTTTTGGTAATCTTTTTCTTACCTTCTAGGTCTGAAATTGAGTACTTAATGAACTCCTTGAATCCTTCACTGAAGTCATCGTCATTCAAGATTTCATTAAGCTGTTCTTCGTTGATTTCAACAACATGGATGTTTTCTTCATCTTTTGTTGTTTCTTTCTTAGTAGTCTTCTTAGGAGCTGGCTTTTTGACACCGTCCATCTTTTCTTTTAGAGTTGGTTTTGCTTTAGTCATAATTGTTTAGTTAATTAGATAATATCATCGTATGCCTTAGCTAGTTCTTCATCGGTTGGTTCTTCATCCCCGTCTTCTTCTTGGTCTTGTGTAGGGGCAGCTGCTGGGCCAGCTCCAAACTTAGCAATAACCATTTCATTGAAGAACGCAGTACGTTCTGAACTGTCTGTTATTTTAGCACCATCAACCATAACTTCTTTCTTAGCTGGCATCCCGTTAGGGTTTGTTTCAGTGAATGCGTATGGGACCAATTCATTAGACCCTGAGTGTTTCAAGAATACGCCTAACTGGTCAACACCGTCCACCTTCTTAGTAGAAAGGCTAATGTCTAGCTTCCTGCTTAAGTCGATATTAGGGAAGCATTTGAGCAAAGTGAGAGCAAATTTGCTTTTAGCACCTGCTGTTATTTTGTACTTAGTTCCTTCATCAGAGAAGTAGAACGCCCATTGTTGGCCGAACTTACCATCTTCCAATTTGACATCCTTTAGGAAGCCTTCAAATGCTGGAAGCTTAAGTTCAGTAACTGTCTTCCCAACCTTGTTTACGCGAGTAGTAGCACCCTGTGTACCTGGTTCTGCCTTAACGGTGAACATACCTCCAGTTACGGTAACGTATGTCATGTCAGAACCTGAATTTGTTTTGAGACCCATATTGTAATTTACTGACAAACAGTAATGATTTAAATTAATAAAATAACCTGACAGGTTTTGCCCCATCAGGTTATAGTATAGCATAATGTAAATAGTCTAGCAAACACCTTACAACTTACAGCAAGAGGTTGGGACAGTTCGCTTCTTTCTGTTCACAATAGTTTCTGTCATGTCACCATAGTTACAGTAGTTCACTTGCCATCCAGAGCATGTGCATGGTGGCTTTGAGTCTGTCTTTATATGGAAGTTGAGGTAATCAATCCTATCTAGAACCTCTCTCTCAAGCTCAGGGGTGAGCATAAGCACTGGTTCCTTTAGGATAGAGCCATTGTCCTTAGAGACAATAACAAGCTTGCCGTACTTCATCTCCTTGTCTTCTAGGCCTGCCTGGAACCTTCGTTTAGCTAATACTAGGTATGAACCCAGCTGTAGCTTGTGCTGGATGTGTTTGTCGAAGTACTCTTCGTTTGAGCAATCTACAATGAACTTAGCTGAGTCCTGTGACGCTGTCTTCACATCAGTGAGTACATAACCACCATTCTCTGTTACAACAAGGTCAGGTGTCCCCCGAAGATTGAGCTCTGAGTCTTCCCAGGCATCCTGGCGTAGCTTACCTTTCCATTCTTCCTGGTTAGCTACATACCTCTTGGACTGCCCTTCATTCCACCAATAAGTGAGCATGCCGATGTTATCGAAAATCTCAGCAATGTGAGACTCCCATTTGTTTCCTAGCTCGAAGTTCATTTGAGCATTCTCATCTGGTGGGTTTGTCTGAGGAACACCATTTAAGGTGTAGTACATAACCCTAGGACAACCACCAAGCATTGAAGGGCTCAACATCTTATCCTTATACTCCTTCTTCGGCTTCGTCCTGTAGTACTCCTTGATTGCTTCCTTCATTATCCCCATATAATTGTGTTTGTATATCTAATAAGTCTGGCAATGATATGTTCACTAGTTCTGACATGACTAATGACCAATCATATGAATCCATAGGCTCCACAACCTCTTGGATAACCCTTTTGCAGTCCTCTATAGCCTTCTTATAGCCCTCTAGGTATTCATGCATAGTAGTTTCTCTTTAATGCTATTAAGGTTAGCTACACGTTCTGTCTGGCCCCCAAAGAATCCACTTGCAATAACCTCTAGTTCCATATCAATGAGGTTTGCTAATGTTGTGCATTCTTCTTTTGTTAGTGTTGGTTTTTTCATATTAAAAATCAGGTTCTTCTTTAGTATCATTGCTTGTAATATCACTGTAACCATCTGGCACACCCCCATGTTCAGAATGTTTACCCTCTATATACCTTCCTTGTTCTGGGTATAGAAGCATTTCTACACCACCAGTTGGCCCATGTCTATTCTTCTGGACATCCAGTAGGACACGTAGAGGCTGCCCATTCTTTTTGCGCTCATCTCTTTCATCAGCGTTGTCCACATTCCTTAAGGTCATGAACACATCAGCCGAAGCACCTAACTGACCACTACCTTTACCATCTAGCACCTCTCTGTTTGGGTCTTTCTGCGAACCTTGAGAGACCTGAGAGATTAGTATGATGGCGATATTCGACCTTACAGCGAACTCCTGGAGCTTGGTGACTATATCAGATATCCTTACGTACTCATTCTTCTCTGCTCTATCCCTGATGTTCTGGGCATAGTCAATGATTATGACATCGGTGTCTTGCAGAACCTCATGTTGTAGCAGTGAAGCATACATATCAGACCACTCAGGCTCCCTATCTATGTAGATATCGTCTCTTGAGAAGAAAGCGATTGCCTCGTCTAATGCTTTGTTTTGTTCGTCTGTTAATGGAATACCTTTTGTTTTGTTATATCTCCATATACAGTCTCGGATTGGTAGCCTAGCTCGTTGTGCTATAAGTCTGAACAGTATCTGTTCCTCTGACATCTCTAACGAGACAACTCTGACCCTAGCGCTCTGTTGGAGTAGTTTATGGAACTTTGTCAGTGCCATATGGGACTTACCAGTGCTAGTGTAACCAGTGAGCAGGTAGAGCCTGCCAGGGCATATGCCGTCTATGAATCTATCTAAGGTTGGGAAAGTTCTCCACCCAATAGTGGTTTTGCCACTCTCTAGAAGCTTTGCAGATGATGCATGTCGGTCCCTAACGTCCTGCATGCTCTCCAAGAGACTCCTAGAGTTACTTTTAGAGGCGGGTAACCCATTGACCACCATTTCTCTGATATCGTTAGCAATCTGGCCCTCTGAGGGCTTGTAGGCCTTGTCATTGATGTCATGAGCAAGCTGAATTATCTTTCTACGTGCTGATTTATCCTTTATGAGGTCTGCGTAGTGCTTAGCACTTACAGAAGAACCCATACTGTCAGTTAGTTGCATCAAGTAGTTAGGCCCACCAACTTTATCTAGGATACCCACCTCTTTCAGCCTTGCCTGGATAGACACTAGGTCAGTTGGTTGTTTCTTAAGGAACATATCAATACAGCATTTATAGATAGCTCTATTGGCTGGATTGTAGAAGTCATCTGGTGAAAGCATCCTGTACACTGTCGGTATCACCTTAGGCGATACAAGGGCTGAGCCAAGCAACGCTATCTCTGATGCAACATCGTTTGGTATCTCATTTGAGCTCTTCATATTCTTCCTTCCCTTCGTTATATTTAGTAATGTTCTTTACTATATCATACTCGCTCTGCTTGGTCTCCTTTGGTTTATAATCTTTGGCCTTTATGGTCCTGTAGATTTCTATAACCTTATCAAGCTTTGAGAGCATGTTGTGTGGGTTGGAATAATCTCCATAGAACTTGTCGTGAGCCTTTATCTCATCGTATGCCATTAGTAGCTTCTCCACTTGCTCTGGTCTCAGGATGCCTAGAATAGCATTACTTGCTTCCCGTTGTGGCTTCATCTTAATCCAACTGTCTGCCATTCGGTAGCCTCTATGCTTCTTGAATAGCTCTATCATGGTGAATGTTCTACTAGAAACTTGTTTTGTCATGAACTTGTCATCATCGCTCTTTGGTGGCGGCTTAGGAGCTTCTGTGGCTGGTTTCTCAGCTCTCACAGGCTCCACAGTTGCTTCATACAGCACTCTACCGCTCTTGAGCTTCTGCACCTTTAGGAAACCTGCGTCAATAAGCTCGCCAATTATGAAACAAGCAGAGTTGGACAAGGACTCCTTTTGTATTACTGTTTTACTCATGTATAAGAATAATAAAACCCTAGTGAAGCAACAAGGTATAAGACTTACTCAGGTAGTGTGGCTGAGCGGGCAATACACCCTGTTACCTTGCAGCCTCGCTAGGGGGCTATTAAATACACTACTACTTAACCACGCAACTGTCTTAAAGTCAACACGGTTAACCACATCAATGAATGATGCAGGAACTATTATACTCTCATTAAAATTACGATGCAAATTGTTGCCTCACATGGACTCGAACCACGATACCCAGGACCAAAACCTGGTGTCCTACCATTAGACGATGAGGCAAAAACCATTCTTGCACTACGCATGTTGAGTAGTGCCGTCATGGAATACTCCCGAGACAGCGAGACTTATCCCTTCTGTTCGCTTGCTGCTTTATTATACAGCTCTTCAGCTAGTTTCTCTAGTTCAAGTAGGCAATCCCAACACACCCAACGTATTGAGTTCTTCCCTGTCTTAAGAGAATACAAACCGTATTTAACTTTCTTTTTACAATGAGGACATTTCATGATTAATTGAATTTATAAACTGACACTTCTGCTGATATATCTTTACTAACACCTTCATACGACACGGCAAACTTCTTTATGATTCTGTAGTTGTCATCTTTTAGGGCCCTGAAGTCTACCATAAGGTCCATAATAGATTCAACTCTGTTTGATAGGTCAAACGCTCTGTTGTCCACAGACCATAATTTGATTTCAATATCCACTGGATAGTCTATTTCATTCTGAGGAACCTTCTGTTCTATGAGCTCATAGGACGCATCTTTCTCGAACTCTTTGTGCCTCTTACTGGAGATGAGCATACTTCTTCCCAACGCTCTATTGTATATAATCTGTTTTGAGTTCTTCTTTGACGTAACTGGCTTCTTTATTTTAAAGGAAAATATTAATTCTTTGTCCATATAGGTATTGACATTTTAAATGTTTTAGTAGACACTTATGTAAGTGCGTTGTTTAATGCACAAAAATCATGCAGGTTAACCCTGACTTAAGCGTTTTACTTCCATGCTTCAACATGAAAGATTATCGTAAATAAAAAAGAAAAACATAGGATTGCCCCCCTATGTTTTTTATTTTACCTTTTTTATTTGTTTACAACCATATGTTGATAACTTCAGTTTTGACCTTGGATGTTGGATAAGATAAGCATTGATACACTTAGTGCATGTCACCCCCGTGCCTAAGTGGTGGTCTACTAAACGTAGGTATTTAACCAACTTCATTTGGTCGCATGTTGTGCATCGCATCCTTATCTTGTCCATGGTTATTGTTTGGGAGTTATTTTTATAACAGGAGGCAATCCTATTTTCTTGGTTGTACTATTGTACCAATGCTTCCAGTTGTTTGGGTTATCCATTAACATGGCTCTGGCTATTTTCTTCTGAACATCACAGTCATAGATTGAACCATGAATGTCATACTTATCAGACATAGCCACGAACGTGTCAGCTTGGAACTGAAGACATGAATACGAGTACCTATTATTACTGTCTATAATCTTACAATTGAACTCATTCTCTTTATCATTTTTATTATGACAAGCTTCCACTTGTGCTAGTTGGTCTATCCAAATGTCTAACCTGTCTTTTGTTTGTGCTGCTGCTGTTGTAGCAGTTGCAAGGATAATGACTAATGTAATTAAATATTTTATAAGCGAGTTTAGATGGTCACCTTAGCGTTGCCGTAGACCGTGCGTATGGATTTTGTTTAAGCTTTGTTCAAGCCACATTACCAATACAGTATATTTTTGTGTGATGATAAAACCACACCTATACAGTGTGGCATATCATTTCAGTTTGTGAATACTACTTTTTCTTTGTGACTTGTTTTTTCTTTTCTGTCAATTTGACTTTTGGGAGCTCTTGCTTTAGGGCTTTTTCACGAGCCAATGTGAGCTCATGTGTGATGCTAGATAGGATAGCAAGTACGCCGATGACTCCTTCTGTGATTGCTTCTGGGTCTCCTTCAGCTAATGCTGATGGGTCAGATGCTAACCGCATGAAGATAGCTATCATGATACCAACTGACAATATCCTAGTCTTCCATCCTTCTAACTTGACGAACATTTCATTTAATGTTTTGCTTAGTGAATCCATAATTGTTTTTGTTATTTAATAAAGTAAGCCCATTCTATTTCTCGACGATTAGTAAGCCCTCGGATAACCTTTCCACCTGCCTTGTTCCATGCAAGCCAGTTCTCCTTTGTAGGTGTTACACCTGCTTTCAGCTTCTTGTACACGGTAGACTTCCTGAAGTTTGCCACTCCAATGTTGTAGCAGAGCGACACGCATGCGTCATATTGGTTCTGGTTCAGTAATAGTTCATCTACTGGGGCCTCGTATGTAGCTAGTGTTTTCACCATTAATGCCTCACATTCAGGCTCTGTGAGAGCCTTGGTTGATGCTGTGACACGTGTTCCATCTAATAGGTATGTTGACCCATAGCCGATTGTCCAGACCCCAGCAGGGCATTTATAGGGCTCAAACAAGCCTTTAGTCGCCCTATTACCATCACCTAGCCCCTCGAATGCTTTTAGCATTTGTATTCCTGTCTTTGATGTCCTCATAATTATTTCTTGTTAGGTTTGCTTTTAAGTGTGACTGTCCTACCTGGTAGCTTCACTGGCTTTCCAACTAGTGGTGGCTTAGGTAGATTTGTTGATTCAAATAACATTCTCTTTGCCTGTGGGTCCATCTGTGTGTATGGGGTTATTGTTCTGTAAGATGAGCCGCCTTTAGCTGGTAGTGCCTTACGTGACTTCCTGCTTGCTTCTTCAGCTGCTGCCCTCTTCCTATCAATCGCAATCTTTCTTGCTTTCGCTTTACCAAAGACACGCTTGCTCCCCTTAACGACAGTTTGCATTTTACCCTCCACCTTCTTAGCTGCTGGTTCTAGGATTCCTAGTTCCTTAGCAGCTCTACGCCTGATTGGTTGAGCAACTTTAGCAACAGTGAATGCTTTGTTTGCTAATGCCCCAACCTTCTCTCCAGCCAATGAACCTGCTGCCCAAGCTAATGGGTTGTTAGTTGCAAGTGACGCAGCTAACCCACCGATAGTACGTGATACCCATTTGCTACCAAACACTCCTTGTAGCCTTGTTCCGTCCATACTCTTGAGCCAATCAGCAGCTGCAATGTGCAATCTAGCTGTGTCTTGTATCTCTCTGAGGAACTTAGCCATATTCTGGTCTGGCGCATTATTCAGTAGGTACTCAGCAACTGTCTGCTTAGCCATAAGAGCTGCTTGCCTGTCTGCTGATAGGTCTGATGTCTTTCTTCCCAAGAAGTCAGCTAAACCAGAGGCAGTGGAACCAAGACCATTCTTAGAGTTACCAAGCCATTGGTTTAATATCTTCTTAGCCTCTCCTGCTGCTACAGGGTTCTTACCTGCCTCCCAGTTTCGATTGATGCTGTCAAGAATACCATTTAACTGCTCAATCTTAGCTGGTTGAACGTATGGGTCCATTTCTTTCCCAGTGGCTCTCATAACGTTGTAGAGCCTGTCTGTGTCAGTGTCTAGGGCATCAACGAAGTCCTTAACGTCATATGAACCAGATGTGACCACCTTAGGGTCAGCGTTGTTGAGAAGGCTCTTGATAGCCAATAGGCCTCTACTTCCGTACTCTTGTGCCACCTCTGGTGATGTTTTAGAGATTGATTGTAGTGCGTTGTCATAGTTATCAGCCCTTCTACCAACTGATTTAAGGTCACTGGCATTCTCCATGAAGTCACCCATCTTCTTGAAATCATTCTCGAGAGCTGCGTACTTCTCTGGGTCAGCTTCTGCCATATCTGCAAGCTTCCTTGCTTTATCTGTGATGAAGTTCTCTTTGATTGTTTTACCCAGTATTCCTGAGCCTTTAGAGAAATCAAGCCCCTTACGTAGTGCAACTGGAAGCAATGAATCAAGTAGTAGGTTGGTTCCTGAGTATTCATCTCCTGCTAGGGCTGACATGGTTGCTCCTTGAGCGACATTACCAACTGCTGTAGGGATAGCTTGTTGTGCAAACTTACCTACTGCTGTCTTACCTAGTGATGGTAATGCAGATGCGACAGCACCTTCTGCTGCGGTTGCTATACCACCAGTGAGTCCTGCTTTAATGATTTCACCACCAAATCCACCAACCTTTTCAGCACCAGTCTGCCCCTTCATTGCTGCGATACGAGATTTACGCGTGTCTGTACCGAATCGTAAAGATGGGTTGTCAGATACGTTAGCAATTTCATTTGCAGCAGTTAAAGCAAAGTCCCCGGCCCTCACTACGTTCTTGCCAAGACCAATCAACGGCCCTACGACACCTTTACCAACTACATATTCAGCTGCATTAGCTAGTTTACTGTCGCCGAAATTTGGATTCTGGAAGTCTCTAGCTGTCTCATTGAACCTATCAAGATAGTCTTGTTGGTTCAATGAGGTCTGCATATCTCTCTGTTCGTACTGCGTCATTGGTAACTGTGGTTCAGATGTTCCTCCTCCGAAGTTAGATTGTAGCTCTTCAAGGGTGTACCCTCGGTTCTCTACAACAGGCATAGGACTTGCAGATTGTTGTTGTGGGAACATCTGCTGGAGTTGCTCCAATGTGTATCCTTTCTGTGGGTTCATATTATGAATTAAATTTCTTTACATACGCATAGGCCGAAGTCCCTAAGTCGTCTTTAGCATTACCTGCCTTGCTTAATGGTTTCCCAGTGAGCCATGCAGATGCCACATCATCCCAGTTGCCATACTTCTTATAAAGTTGGGCTAGCTTATAATCAGCCACCCTTTCTTGAGCTTCTGGGCTGTTGTAGAACTGATAGGCAGTCAACGGCTTGCCAAGTGCCTCTTTGGTCCATGATTCTACATTACTTGGCATAACCTGGTACTTACCGATTGCTCGTTCACCAGCGTACATTCCTTTAGTGACTACAACACCTGGGACCCTATATGGGTCTTTGCTTCCTTGTGATTCAACGTTTGCGATTCTTTGTTTAGCTTCTTGAAGTGACATTGTTTTGGAGCTGCCACTTCGTGCTCCGCTACCTTTTGGGTAGTATAACCCATCAGAACCTAACTCAAATTGCATGCCTGTTGGGGCTTGGAAGACTTGTGGCTTACTTTGTCTTTGTTCGTTACCTGAAGTTGGATTGTAAATAAGCCCTGAAGCGTTTGGGATACCATATAGGCTTTGAACGTAGTTCTCAAACTCAGCAACCTGGTCTTGTCTTCTTTGTGCAAGTGAGTTCATACGAGCAGCAGAAGCTTCCTGGAGAATCTGAATAGCTTGAGGTGAAAGCATACCTTCACCTTTAACGAATTGTGAAATCTCACCCTTAGCCTTACTAATAGCTGATTGTGAGTACTTAGCAGCAAGCGCATATTCACCTTCACGTACAACCGAGATTGGGTCAAGTGACTTAGCGAAGTCAGAGATGATTCCTTGCTGTTGAGGCGAAGAAGAACTATTAGGGTCAACACCTTGGATTAATGCATTAGCTCGTTGAGCCGCGAAGTAAGCCTTAGAGTCCTCAGTTTTGTTGAAGCTATCTAGGTCTGACAATACCTGCCTTGCAACGAACTTATCAACCCCAGACAGCACACCAGAAGAAACAACATCAGCTGAATCACCCTGTTGAGAAGCTTTCTGTTTTACATAGCTATCAATTGCATTCATAGGAGCTGTGAAGTAGTCAGCTTTAGCAGCTCGGATAGCATTAATTTGTTCTGGGCTGTATTTCATTGACTTATCGAACCCTAAAATGTCAGCAACCTCTGAATCAGCTACTGGTAACCCCGCAGCAACTTGAGCTTTCATTGTGCCAAGACGTGAGCGCATGTTCTGTAGTTCTGTCATGTCATTAACCCCGAATAATGTCTTGATTTCATCTGAAGACATGTCTTGCTGTGGCATACCATAAGAACCCATTTGCATTGAAGAACCACCACTGTAAGAGCTTCCTCTTTGTGGTATAGGGTTATTCAGGAACGTAGCGTTGAACTCCTCCTCAGACATACCACCTTGTTGTGGCATAGCTGGTTGAGCTACTGGTTGTTGGGCAGCTGGTGCATTCTTGTATTTACCACTCATTCTTTGGAAGATGTTTGGTGTATTACCTCCTTGCATTTGTGCGTAGGCAATAGATGGAACGGGGCCTATAACTGGTGTGAGCGCAGCTAAACCAGTTCTTGCGAAATTGTTTAACACATCTTTGGCCGCAGTCATGTTCTTAGAAGCTGTCTTAGGCTTCTTAACTGTGGTTGTTGTGGTGTACTGGTCTCCGTTTGGTAGAGTCCTCAGCGCTGGTGTTTGTTGTGGATTCATATATTAATAAAGATTATTCTTGGCGTTCCTGATAACATCCACGGCGTTAGCTGCGGCTTGCTCAGCAAAAGCATTTTTCTGCTTAACGTATGAGCCTACGTAACCTCTAGGTGAATAAGCACGTGTGTTACCACGGATAAGAGATGTTGTTGGGCCTATTTGAGCTGTAGCTGTAGGTAGGTTGAAGTTAACACCATTAAGAGCGGGTGAACCGTATTGGTATTCAAATGAGTTAGCAGCATTACTGATAGCATTTGATGTATCAGCAACCTTACTTGCGATATCACGGTTGTAAGACTCCTGTAGTTGCTTTCTCTTATTTGCTCTAGCCGAACTAAATAATGTGTTTCTCCCAGCAGCGTCATAATCCTGGCCAACCTTGTCTTGACCAAGCTGCACCTCTGAGTTAGCTAAGTATTCATTAAGTTGGCGATTGGCATTATCTACAGAACCTTGGAAATCAAACTTACCGTAGTCAGTTAATTCTTGGTAGTAAGGTTCAACGTCAGCTAATGCTTTAGATTTCTGCTGGTTGTAGTACTTCTTTAGGTAGTCAGCACTATACATGTCCTGAGAAAAGTTCTGAGGTTGGGTGTACATCTGAGCAAATGTATTACCTGTACTAACGGCTGGGCCACTGTAAGAGCCACTAGATGAAGTGCTCTTTTTCTGTTGTGTTACAGATGTTTTTGGTTTAGGGGCTGGAGATGAACCACTAGACTTGCCAGATTGTTCATACTTTAGACGAGGCTGTTGGCCACTAACGTATGATTGCAAATCTTTTGTTGCCTGTTCATTCAGTTTTTTAGTAGCAGCATTGTACGTTTCCGCTTTGCTCTTAGCGTCTGCTTTGTCCTTATTGAATACTTTGTTAAAGAGGTCTTTTAGTGTTGTCATATTGTTTATAATTTTACTTTAATTAACTCCTATAATCAACTAAGTTGGAATCTTAACCATGAGTAGTTGGAATGTTACATCGACGGGTATCTCACTAAGCTTCACACCTGAAACAGTTACGCTACCTCCACCGCCTCCTGAGACAGGGAACGAGACACTCCCGTAATCTGTTTCCTGCCATGAGATGTCAAATGAGTTAGCTGTTTTGTTAAACACCCTACCTCGGAAGTGGCCTGACACTGGAGTCAACATAGCTATGTATGTTGTTGTCCCCCAGTTGTGGGTCACTGTGTAGTTACCTACTGAGTTCTTGGTAAGTGTGTAACCAGGAGATAGTGTCCATATACCTAGCGAACCATTTATCTCTCCCCATGAAAGCATTGGTTGCAAGAAGTTTTCGTACTCTATACCAGCTGGGGATATAACTACTTTTGGCACACCTCCTGCCGTATAAACTGTGAAGCTTGTTCCGTCCAATAGGCCCATAACGTTTCCTGAGCCGTCGTAGGTAGCCAAACCGTCTCTGTCATACGTTGCAACGATATCGTTGTTGTTGTATGCGTACAGACCCCTAGAATCAAGCTGTATCTGGACTTGGCCATTCCTAAATGAGGTCATGGTGTCATCTGGAGTCAACTGGATTCGGTCATTAGAGTTAGATGTCTGCCAGATAGCTGATGTGATAATGGTTCCTGGGGCCACCGCAATGGCTGGTTGAGACGCTTGAGAGCCACCTTGCCCTGTCTGCGATGCGCCAGCACCTTGGGCTGTCTGGTTAGTATAATTGAAGGTGTCAGCTGTACCGAGTATAACGTCGTTAGGGCGAGACTTATAGATTCGCCTGTTAAGGCCTTTCAATGGGCCTTCACCTAGTTGGATGCCTGATGTTGATATAGCCATACTATGACTCGCTCTTGTAGCCCTCATCGTCAGCATTCAAGGTTTCTATTCCGTAAATGTAAGCAGGGTCACCATTAATAACTCCCTTCAACCTTAGGGATATTTGGTTAAATGTAAGTCCATCCTGTGATGGGAGTATTGTGACAAAACGTTCGTCTAATGACCCCATTGAATGCCATTCATTAGGACGCATCTTATCTATTTTGTAGTCAAGACCAAAGCCAGCTGCGTTTGTGTGGGCAACAGCCATCTTGTCGAATTGCTTAGCTGATGCAAATGTGTCAGTCACTGAGTAGTTACCTGTGATGTACTCACAGATAATATCCTTACCAAGGTCTGTTTTACCTTCGCCATACTTGGCAGTGATGCCAGTTGTACCAACACCAACTATTTCAAGGATGTCATTAGCGTCGTCAAACACAACTGATGCAGTGAGCTTGTCTTTACTTGAATAGATAGTCCATAGCTCTGTGTTGATTGTGTAACGGATAGTACAGTTAGGAAATGTTCCTTCTGGTAAATCCAAATCACCAACGAACCAATAAGCATGGTTACCGTCTTCCCAACCATGAATCTTTTCATACATAGACCTATCAATTGCCGCTATAACGTCTGAGATACGTCGAGAAACCTCAATAGGTTCACTATCGAAGTTGTACTTATAGATTCCTGTAGGGTGGTGGAATAATAGGCCTTGTTTAGTCTGGACGACACTCTCTTGAGAGTATGTACCAACCTTGCTAGACACTGGGTATGAGTCAGCGGAAGCGTTGTCACCACCAGAGTAAATACGGTAGATACTGTCAGTCCTGAACATAAGCAATGAGCGTGGGACAGTCTTTAGGGCTGTCATCTTCTGCCCATTTGAGTAAGCCAGCTTGAACAAGAACTCTGTTCCTCCTGTAATAGTCTGTGAGATGTCGATGATGTCGGTGTAGTAGAGCTTATCAGCTGCTTGGTCACCAACCCATAAACGTCCTTCATACACCTCAATGAAGTCACCTTTTGTGAGGGCCCCAATGTTTGAAGAGCTGAATGTAGTACCGTTAAATGACTGAATGTTATCACCACCAGAAACACCATTTATCATGTACATAAGGTCAGTGAACTGTGCGTACCTTCCCTTGTTTGATGATGATAATGACCTGACAGAGGTTGACACATTAGTAACTGGGTTGTATGAGTAGACAGTAGAACCTACCTGATACAGCAACCTTCTCACTGATGAAGCGTTCTGGGAGTACGCACCAAAAGAGATTATCTCACCACCAGCCGCTGGGATGTATTGGGTCATTCCGGCTCGTGTTTGGATTGCCCCTATACTATCGAAGTTGAAGTTGATTGCTAATTGGCAGGAACCACTAACACGCATCACATCAGAAATCTCAGCAGCTCTAACAATGCCTTCCTGTGCGTATGGGATTTTAATGTTTGTTACTGATGCCATATTTATGATGTGAATACCCTAGTTGTTTGGCCTGTGTACTGGTTACCAGTGACAGCTTTAGCTTGTGACTCGAACATCACATAGTCTGGGTCTGAAGTATCCAGAGACGAATCCTTGGCCTTCTTACATGCATACTTCAAGTAGTACATGTAGATATGACTGTAGTGCTCTGGTAGTACCTCATTAGGAGCTTCTAGTGGCTGCATGCGTGTGTAGTAGTCGAGGTAGATGTTTCGTCCTTGTAATGTATCAGGAATAACCTGGTCTAGCATGAGTCGGTCATCAAATAGCGTATAGCAGAAAGGTAGGATTGTTCCTACATTCCTAGCCCACACCTGTGTCCCAACTGGCACTGAACGTGTTATAGCAAGTGCGCTGATACCAGACAGTGTTCCAGTAGACACGTCATTCGCTGTATATTGAACAACTAAGATGCTCTGTGATACGTCGTCTGTAGCAATAAAGGCGTTGCCACTTGGAGCAAAGTCACCCGTGTTGTTAAGAGTAATACTAGTGTCTCCAGCTGTTATAGGGTTCTTCACAGTGCTCCCTTGCTGTATCATTGAGATATTGTTCCAGTCCTTCTTGTCAATGTAGTTAAGTGGGTATGGAAGACCGTAGTTGTAGTTGCTAATCCTAACAGCAAGCACTGACCTGTTTGTGGTAGCAAAATCAATGTCATCTGGCAACGTAACATAGTTTGTACCTGCTAAGATTTGGAATGGGGTATTGAACTTCTGTCGCCATTCCCAACGCTGACCATATGCTAAGTTGTCAAGCAATGTTCTCGCAACGTTGAGTTGGTTAAACAAGAACTCTTGAGTAAGGATAGGGTCATTAGCATTAATCTTCATGTCCCTAATAACCTGGTTCATGATGTACTGAGCAGAATTGTAGAGTGGTAGTGCTGCCTCAACTGGCTCTGAGTACTCAGAAACAGCAGATGTAACGCTATTCTTCAATGCAATGCGATAGTACAAACCAGGAGTACCTGCTGCATGCTGGTATCGTGTTGCTGTCTGTGTAGGGTCAATGCTGATTGTTGCAACAACTGTGTAAGAACCACCAATAGTTGAAGATGACTCAATAACAACCTGGTTGTACATCGCTTCCTTCACTGAGTCACCACGAACGTGTGTGAGCACAGTAGCAGAGGTTGTGAACGTAGTACTAGTAGGTTTAGCTGAGTATGTTACGTATTCAGAGTTTGAGTTAGCGTCTCCAGATAACAACAAAATACCTGTCGTTTGGAAAGGTGTTGTGTTATCTGCATGCACTGTCGTGACACCTGTTGATTCGTTTTGGCTCAAATAGGAAATACCTAAATAATCAAACGTGTTATTGATGTTTAGGTAGTTGCCTATTGAATTAATTACTTGGAATGTTGGTTTCATATTAGAAGTTTGTTACATACGCAGTTATGTCTGCTGTAAATGGAGCCGTAGTTATAACAGCATCCTGCACCTTGCCAGCAGCAAAGCTCGTTAATGTCCAAGGAGAAGGCCCCATGACTACTGGTGTTGTAGTGCTTTCAAGTAAAAGAATACCACCAGAGAACGTCGAGATTGTTGCAAACCCTGGACCGCTTACATCTCCATTTATTTGTTCTCCAGCAATGAATAATGACTGTGGAGATTGTGGCCCCATGGTTACAGCCATACTTGTTGAGCCCCCCCTATTCTCTGTCACAAAACCGATAGCCCCAGAAGTTGCCCCTACGATTCTCTGTGCTGGTGTAGGTGTTGACGCAGTAAGTACTAGTGTTGTTGTCATCTGCCTTAGAACATAAAAGTTCCCACCATAATTAGACGTTATATTGTCTCCTTGTGGGAAGTTAGTTGGTTGGTTACCAGACAATTGCACAGCGATAATATCCTCAACTGGTTCAACTTTAAATGACAAAAGACTACCTGTAGGTATTGATATCCCAGCAAAGTTTTTCTTTTCCCATTTTGGTAAATCGCCATCGTTGTAGGATATAAATTGTCCTACACCAGCGGCGACACCATCAACAAGTGGCGTGATGTTAAAGCTACACTCAGGCATTACTGGGTATGGACCTCCTGGCATAATCATTGTTGTGTACTCACTACATACATATGGCCCACCGTTTCCGAACAGCGTGCCATCTGTATAATTGTAAGAGTTTGCGGCAGACATGGCTTGGTTAACTTGACTCAAGTTTGTTCCTACTGCTTTATAGTACGCATATGATTCGTCGTTTTTTGTCACAACAGAAGTCGGGCTCCATATTATATTACCACCTATAGGACTAGGAGCAGAGAAATTCATGGTGTAAGTCTGTTGTGTCGTGGTGTTTATAACAGGGTTGAATGGGTCTGTGTTGTCAACTGAAGCGCCTGTTACTGATTGGACACCTAGTGGTGTACCAGTTGAGACAGTTACAATGACTTTTATATTACCAATGTTAGTATAACCAGTTGCGATAGTTGTGCTACCTCGCAACGAGAACGTATCGGTTGTGCCGTATGCCTCTCCTACATCAAGGTAGAAGTTGCCCGTTGTTAGTGCTGGAACTGTAATAGAGTATGCAGTGTCAACACCATTTTTACGTAGTGTCAATGTAGTTGGATTGGTATTTGTGTTTTGGGCTACGTTCAGTATAAGTTTATCAACTGAAACTGGCTCATCGAAATACGACAAAACCCCAGCTTCTGTTTGGCTATTGTATAGTAGCCCCAAGAATGTGTCGGCGATACTGTGTGGGGCTCCTCCTACTGGGCTGTTTGCACTAATGTCATACGCCCTAGTATCAGCCCCTCCACCACCTGTTGCTGTTTCCATTACAAATTCACCACCTACTTTTGTTATGAAGTCATTAGGGCCACTTCTATCTGGTAGAGCTACTAACTGGTCTAGAGCAGCGTCTTGCGTTGGGTCGAGAGGTAATCTCGCGTCTGTCAATTGACTCATAGATTTGATAATTAATTAACAATAGCCGACTAGACTATTTTGATACTGGAGCACTACCGAACTTACCACCTCCTAGCATTCCATTGCTAGCCATAGAGCCTCTACGCATTCGGCGCATAGGTGTTTTGACAGTAACTTCAGCTTTCACTACTGGTGTAGGCGTAGCAGTTTTCTTTAATGCTTGCTGTTGCATGTAATAGCCACGGCTTCCTTTTCTTGGTTGAGCTACAGTTTGCACCTTGCCCTCATCTAATTTAGCAGTAGCTGCTGGTTTAACAGTGTTGCCACCAAACTTACCACCACTCATTCCACTACCGAAACCTAGTAGACCTTTTAATAATGTTGACCTTGTTGACGGCATATATCTATTGTACTTCTTTAATAAAACGACGAATATCTAACATGTTCTGGTTAATAATTGTGTTGTCTTCCTTCACTGCCTCTAAGTCTGCCTTTATAGTGATTACCTCTGTAGCAACTGATGATTCCTGTATTGCCTCAACCGCAATCTCTTTAACAGAAAGGCGATACAACGTGTAGGCAGCAGCTATAACCGAGACACCGATTATGGATGCTACACCTATTGTTCTGTTGAAAGACTTATCTTTGTTGGCATTAGTGGTTTCTTGGTTAGTCTTGAATGTTTCAAGTATAGCAAGACGGCTGTCTGTCTTAGTGTCCTTCTCCTCGCTATCCACTCTCATTTCCTTCACCATTTCTTTAATCTCACCACTTAATGCCTTATTAGACTCTAATAAAGACTCAACCTGCTTTGTCATATTAGCGACATCAGTCTCGGTTCGTGTCACTCGCTCAGATAACAATGCGTTAGCCTGAGAAGATAGTTTGTTGTATTCATCAAACTTTGAGTTGAGGGTTTTAATCTCTTCAAGCATGATGTCGTTAATAGTCTTCCGCATAAGCCTACTCAGTTACAGGAGCTGGCTGATTCTCAGCACAGAACTGTTCTATTTCTTTGATAAAGTCATATTTGTCACTAAGAACACCTCCGTTCACCTCAACAGTGAAAGTCTTTGCTGGCTGTGAAGGGAACTCATTGTAATGGTCTTCTGAGTACCATTCGCCGTAAATACATGCGACTGATACATCATCTTTTAGGACAGAAACTGCTTGTGTCATTAATTTTGTAATCATATTAATTAGATATTAGAGAACTCCTGGTAAGTATAACCAACCTTGCGTACCATCGACGTGTGTTGAGCAAATGAATGTACCACCTGCGTATTGGGTAGATAGAACAACTGTTGCAACCTTACCAACTAGTGTTGGGCCCCAAATGTAGGCAGTCGCACCATCAACCTGAACAGTTACAGTGTTTGCTGTACCGTCAATCTTCATTACAGGGACACGTAGGCCATCTTCAATAGTGTTTGGATTAGCGGCAGATACTAGTGTTACAACCTGGTTGTTTGAGGTTGCGTTGAAGTAAACAACGTTGTCTGTGTACATACCATATGTGTATGTAGCTGTGGTGACTGTCTTAGAAGCCTTTGATTGAGCTGTAGTAACGCGCATAGCGGCTCTAGCAGTAACACCTTCAAGTGTCGGAGCAATATCCCCAATCATTAATGCTTTGAACCAACTGCGTTGTGCGTCAGATACCACACCCCATTGTGATTCGTTAGGGATAGTCCCTGGGAATGTTGGCGAAGTTCCTGGTGTCGAAGATACATACAAACTTATGCTCTTATATAAGCTCGATGGCATTGCACCTGTGTTAGCAATGTATTGGTTGATGAAGTTTAACTGGCCATCAATAGCAGTACCGCCAACTGAATATGCTTGTGTCAGTAACTGGTTGATTATAGCCCCACCTACTGTCAAGTTACCTCCGTTAGTGATATTGACAACTGAGCTAGAGATTGTGTTTGCGATTATGTCTGTTAGCGTAACAACGCGCGCCCCAATCGTATAAGTAGAAGCAGTTGCTTCACTCTTCCATGAGCCAGCAGTAACGTTAGCCCCAGGTGTGTAGTTGAATGTATTAGAACGTCCGTACCATCCTGTTCCTTGCGCTCCACCACCAGTTATGCCGACACTGTCAGATATAAGGTTCACTGTTCTAGTAGCAGCAGAGTTCGACATAGACTCAGAACCCCATGTCGAGTTTGTAGAGTTTGTCCATGTGTTCACATAACCACTGTTTGTGTTTATTGTGTTCTGTGCACCAATAGAGAATCTGCGCTGTGTAGTCGTTGTGCCACCAGCGTTGATATAGAAAGTACCGTTAGCTACGGCTATACCGAAGTCTCCGAAGTCTTGCAATATGTATCCAGCGTTAGCCGCTACGAAGTTCTGTGCGGCTACGTTATAGGTAGACGAGTTGCGTCCAAATTCTGTGAAGTTTGTTGAGTCAGTACCGTTGTCACCAGTGATGATGAAACCAGCAGATGCTGATGTGCCGTTAGAAGAGTTGCGAATGTTGAATTGAGCAGCACCGTTAACTGAGCGAGTACCTTCGAACCATGAATTTGTGTTTGGTATTAATGAAGTACCGCCTTGTGTCATGTTCTGTTTAAGGCTTGCAGTAAGATATTCAAATTGTGCATCGTAACTTACATTTGTTGGAGATGACCAAACTGCAATGGCGTTTGTAGCTCCTGAGCCAGTCACTCCACCACCTGATGGTGACCAAGTAAGATTACCTGCTCCGTCGCTTGTTAGTTGCCCAGCTGCGTCTGCTGATGGCCATACATATGGGACCCCCTTAATAAGGGAGATGTTACCATCAAACTCGACACCGAACTGTGTGCCAGCGCCAGTGCCAACTGATAATGGCGATGCTGACGACCCTAGTGGTATACCAATACCGACCCTATTGGAACTAAAATCGTAATTGAAACCATTTGGGTCGCCAATCAAATCAGTACCGTTGCTAATAGCAACAGCACCATTTGGGGGGATTTGTATATCAGAGTTATCAATCTTCTGCCATGCAGTACCATCAAATATAATCCAGTCCCTTACCCCCCAATCAGAAATACCGTCAATGTTTGTTGTCCCAGCGACTGATACGATATAGTACTGTCCGTTTGAACCAACGCCAGAAACTATTGTTGGTGTGTTGGTGTCTGCATCCCAAAGACCTTGGTATGAAAGACCACCCATTGCAACCATTCTAGGAAATGTACTACTCATACTATTTGTTTCGAGCTTCTTTGTTTCGCTCTTTGATTAGTTGTGCCTCACGTGTTGCAACCGACCGTGATTTAATTGCAAGAGACACTGCTTCTAATTGTGCTTTTGACACTGCCTCTGTGTAGCTTTCGTACACCTTAGCAGAATATATTGATAGAGACTCACTTGCTGCTGTAATTACTTCAGTGGCTTTTCTGTAGGCTTCTTCTAACTCCTGAGAAAGGACAACTGAGTTATCAACTTTACTCTTTATCAAGTCGGTAGATTCTTCAATAAGGCTTCTCACTTCTAGCAACACTTCAAGTTCATTTAACATCTCTATAGACTGAGCACGTAGTGATTCAATTTTATCTTTTATAGTATCAAGCTCGCTAACTAATGCCTTCTTTTGTGATTCATGTGCCTCTGCAACAACTGATATCAGTTCCTTCAAGGCTTTTAATTCACCCCTTGCCATCTCTGTCTCAGATACAACTGCATCTTTGTTTTCTAGCGCAATCGCTAGCTTCCTATCTGCATCTTCTTTCTGGATTGAAAGGCTACTAAGTTCCCTTGTTAATGAATCACGTTTTTCTGCCCATGTTGTTAGCTGCTCTACTTGGTTTGGTTCGAGCGACATACACTAGGATAGTACGTAAGATACAGATGAAAATCCTGTGCATTGTACTGCTGCACTTAGGTTAACAACTAGCTCTTCATTAGGGAATAATTTCCATTTGTAAGAAACATCTGGCTCTGTGTTTTCAAAAATCCAACCTTGTCCAGCAAACACTTCTTGTTGGTCCAAAGTACGGGTGTCCGTAGTAAGTGTGTTATATGCAGATATTGTCACGGTGACAGCTGAGTCTGGCATAAGTTTGAAAGTCCGAATAAACGTGTTTACTAATACCTCTCCCGTTGTAGGTGCAAATGTCGGGACTACTGTGTTATCTCCCATAGTAGAGATATCAAAGTAGACATTGATTGGTTCTGTGCATGATGATGTGATGGTGGACATAGTAATTCAGAGTATTCGTTAGCGACTACTCTATCCAACCCCCCGAAAGGGGCTGAGAAGAAGAGTCCCGAGTACTACTATCCAGTTGTAACACCGTCTCCAGCTGACCACATGAATGGACGTGCGTCCTTCATGCCGAAAGCGAAGATAGCTGTTGCTGACATGATGTAGTCGTAGTTCAATTGCTGTGGCAAATCAACGAATCGAGTTGGCATAGCTTCAAAGTACAAGAAACCACAATCATTCATCTTCAAGTTAGAGTCGTAAGCACCCCATGATAGACCGTCCAATCCAAGGTTCTGGTAAGGAGGAAGAGCAAGAATCTGGAATGTTTGAGTCGTAGCTGGTTCGTTGAACGCGCTAGATGTTCCAGGAGTTGTTGCTGGGTATTCCCCTTTGTCCAAACGAGCCTTGATACGGATAGCTGTCTGGTGAGCAGCTGAGCCCTGGCGAACGATTACTGTGTCAAGCATTGATACCAATGGCAATCCACGTCCGTCTTTCTTAAGAGCGTGAATACGGTTAGCGGCTTCCCATGCAGCCATAGAGAATGCAGGAGATGGAGTAGCACCGTCCACAATAACGTTTGACCAGTTAGCACCACCATCTTCACGAAGGTGAGAAGCAGACCAGTAAGCAACACCGTCAGCAGTCACAGTTGTGAAGGTTGTAGGTGCTACAGCCTGTCCAATTGGTGTGAAAGCGAATGAAGTGTTGAATCCTTGTTGCAACAATGATTGGAAGATATAGTCCTTAACCTGTTCGATAGAGTTCTTAACATCCAAGATTTTTGCTTTCAAGTCTTGTCCAAGGCCTTCTACAATCTTTGATTGTGAGCCTTTTTCAAACATGAAGAACATTGTCTGGAATGATGTACGAGCATCTTGACGAACTTGGTAAACAGTGAATGTCTGTTGGAATGAAGCGATAGGCGCGTCAGCAATAGGCAAACCTGCGTCAGGAACGATTTGTCCCATACCAAGACCTGTGATACCTGCAAGGGTAATGTTGCGGTCAGCAGTGGTTCGTTCGTTAACATATTTTTTCCAAGAAGTATATTTAGCTTCTGGTTGGATAACTGGTGCAAGCTTCTTTTGAGTTGTGTTCAAAATGGTGCTTACAGAAGATAGGTCGAATACAGACATAATTTTTTAAAAGAGTTAATTTATAATACTAAACGAGTAAGACTAAACAGATGTTACTGGGCGAACAAGGATTGTCTTATCAGCAGCAGCTCCAACAGTTCCGATTTGAATAAACAAACCAGCAGCTGCTGTAGTACCTGTGTTGTTAAGAGTCGCTGCGTCAGTCAATACCATAGCCTGTCCATCATGAGCTGCACTAGAGTTGTTAGTGGTGTTCATGATGTAAGTTGATGTAGGGTCTAAACGTTCTACTTCAACAGTTGCTAATGCTTGTCCTGCTGTTTGAGTAGCTTTGAAGATACCTGCAACTTGTGAACGAGTTGTTGAACTAGTAGCTGGGATAACGTTTCCAGAAGCATTGTAAGCTGCAAGAGTATTAACATCTACAGCTTGTGAAGTTGCTTTTGTTTCTGTAGCGTTTACACGCGCTCCTTGGATTTGTGCGATTGCAATAGACATAGGTCGATAAAAATTTAATTATAATAATTCTATCAACCTATGAAACTGAACTCGACTATGGATTAGTGATTCCCATCCGCTCAAATGCGGCCTTGATTTCAGGGTCCATAACATCGTCCGATGTTGGGTCAACAACCTGTTGCTTTTCAATGGTTCTTGTAGGAGAAGCAGCTTGTCTTGCCTCTGCGGCTCGACTTGATACTTCTGGTCCTAGCAGCATAGTATATGCTGACTCAAGAACTGCTTGGAATTGCTTAGGTGTTAACCCATCTACGTTGAAACGTTCTGAAACAAAGTCGACATAGGCATCTCGGTATTCCTGATTTGAAAGAGCTGGTTTTGAAGCTACGAAGTTTTCTATTGTATTAAGGTACAATTTTTCTGCCTGCATTTCTTCAAACCTTTGCTGCAACTGGTCTTCAGTTAAGAAGCCAGAGCGCCTTGCAAACTCAGAAACACGTTGTTGGTCCTCTATCATCTCTTCATAGGTCTCATACCCGTCAAGTAGATTCGTAGGTTGAACAAAATTATTCTGATTGGTAATTGGTGGTTGGGCTTTGTTACGTGACATTTCTGCCGCGTACTGCCTACGTAGGGCCTCATTTTCCTGCTTTATCAATTGAATCTCATCAGATTCAAGAGCAGTTTTCGCAAGAGCAGTATTTCTCTTTATGATATTTCTAATATCAAAAGCTAAATCTGATTCATTTTCTTGCTTGACTGGAGGAACGTAATCAACTTGTTTGTCTGCAAACTTATCAGCAACTTGCGTTGTTGGTTGAGACACTTTAGTTGGTTGAACTGTTTCAGCTACTGGTTGTTGAGATTCAACTTGTTGTGAATCAGCTTCTTGAGCTTCTTCTTGAGTTACACCTGCTGCTGAGAGTACTTGTTCTAACTGTGATAATTCATCAGCTACAACAGAAAGCTCATCATTGTTTCCTGGTGGCATACATTGTGTCGCTTTTTACGGTAGTGGAACCGTGCGTATGTGCGTTTATTATAGGTTTATAAATTATTAATGTCAACTGTTATTTGATTTCTGAAAGTTTTTCCAAGATTGGAGAGAATGTTGCACCTGCTGCAACTGTCCATTTACCTTCAAATTTCTTTTCGATACCTTCAGACAATGAAGCTGCAAGCTCTTTACTAACTTCAATCTCAACAACCAACTCTTCACATTTCTTTGCGTTGAAAAGTTCGCGAGCGTCTGGCGACACTGCGTAATCAATAGCAACTTTCTCGTCTTCAGTTAAGAATAGTTTCTTCGCGAACTCAGCAGCCTCAAAAGAAATCTGCTTTGTTGGGAAAAAGAAAGAAGGGTCGTTTACAATCTGGATAAGAGAAAATCGTTCTAGCACGTTTAGACTTATTGTAGACATATACGGTTAGCGCACAGGTGCGTAGTTAAGAACCTTTGAGATAGCCTTGTAACGTTCTGACATAGTTGGTGTGTTTGACTTGGCATCCATTGAAGTGATGTGTACAGACACCTGATATGCTCCAGCAACATAGTAGTCTTCTGGTGCTAGGTGTTGTTTCCCATATTTAACAGGAACCAATACTGTAGCTCGGAATCCTAATGGGCCAGCTTGTTCACGATTAACGAACAAGCGGAACTTGTCCTCAACATTGAAATGCTTAGCAAATACTTCGTACATGCCTTCGTTAGTTTCAGCGGTGATTTCTTCGCCAAGACCTTTCATAATCAATTCAACACGTCCAATCTCCACGTTTGATGGGAAATACACTGACAAATCATCTGCTTGGTCGGTGTCAGCAATCTTAGTGTTCTTGTCAGCCTTTTTAGGTGCTTCTTTCTTAGAATCAGCTACTACTGGCTCTGCGGTTTTTTCAACTGTCGCAGTTTCTGAAGTTACTGTTGTGGCTCCAATTGTTTCTTCAACAACTGGGGCCGTGTTTTTATCTTTAGCCATAATAATGTACTTTAATTTATAATCTTACGCCGATTCAACGTAAGGTGATTCTACTAACTCTGTCTCTGTATTTGGTTGTTCTTCTTCTGGTTTAGCCACCGCTTCAGCATGTGCTGTTGAAACGAATAGTTTAGCCTTCTCAGTCATTGATTCTCGGGCTTTCTGGATGTTGCTAGCGTCGATTTCCACTACTTCATTACCTAATTTGGCTATGTTGTATGCTTCGTAAGCAACTGCAACATCTAATGGCATCCACATAGGGTATTCAAATATAATCTCTTCTCCCTTAGCGAAGTCTCGGTCACACACACCATGGAATGGGATGTTTCCTTGTATCATCTGCACCTTCGTTACATCAGCTGAAATCATAGAGAGCATCTCTGAGTTCAGGTTCTGGATGATTATCTCAGCTATCTCTCCTAGAGACATGACAAATTCATGTTCTTTGGAAGCTCGTTTAGCATGGGTGGTGAACTTAATAAGTTTCTTTTCTTCGGCTTCCTGCGAGTACTTTAGACTCACTGAATAACCATCTCGGCGGGCGATAATGTGGTTAGCCCATTCCGATTGTTTCTTCTCCTTCTTGGTTCCTTTCTGCATATTTTCTGTTTATGAAATAATCTTCTATTAAATCTTTGAATAGTTTTGCCCCTTCAACTTTCGCATGGTAATACAAAGTTTTTTCAGCAGAACCATCAATCACAACTGACACATCAGAAAAATTCAAATCGAATATCTTTTGCATCTCCTTTTTTAAATTAAGAACATTGTTAGTATTATAAACTAAAAACTCAGGCCTGCTACTCTGTAAAACTGCTTGTTGTAATTCTTGTTCTGTCATAGTAGTTATCCTAGCTTACCAACTGAGCCATTAACAGCATCACGCATTGCGTCCTCTGTTTGTGGCATGTTTGTCATTGGTTGTGGTGCTTCTGGGATACCTTGCTGAGCCATTTGCTGTTGCAAAGCGGCTGCTTGGTTCATCTTAGCAAGCTCAACCATTTCTTGGTCAACTAGTTCACCTGTCATTGCTTTATCTACGATATCTTTAGGCATCCAGTTGTATGGGTCTTCCTTCATCACCTCAAGCGCATGCATAATCTGTTTGAACATCACAATTCCTAGTTCTGGGTCCTGACGAGCAGCCATCATAGCTTGGTTTGTCATGTTTCCGATAACAGGGAGCAATGACATAAGCTTCTGTTGCTGTACTTCGCTTGAAACCTGAAGCATAGAGTTCATGTCGATAAGGATAGTGAGCTTGTCTGACAACGTCTTCACTTCTTTGTGGATGTTGAGGCGCTGCATAAGTTCTCTACGTGTATAGATTTCTTCCTCATGTACTTCCTCGAATGAGGAATCAATAGGTTGTTTTTCTTCATCGTATTCAATCTTGATGCTAAATGGCGCAGAAACCTTCTGAGACATAAGGGTCTCTCCTTCCATGTCTGATTCAGAGAAGAAGTAATCAGGGTTAACCTTTTGTAGCATTGCTAGGTGTTCTGGGCTGATGTAATTAGCAACTCGGTCTACAGAGTAGTACTTGGAAATAAGGCTCAAAGCGATGTAAGCATCGTTGGTAAGCGCGATTGCAATGTTGTTTCGAGCTGGCTCAAGCTTGTTGAGAGTTGCTTCTTTTTGGATAACAGTTGCTCCTAGAGTGCTATCAACGCCATCTCCCATGATAAGTTCGTTGATACCAGTGATGCGGCTGATTGCATCTTCACGATTCTTGATAAGCCCCATAGCAGCTGACGGGTTGCCAGTTGTACGGAACACCTCAAGGCCAGCAGCGGCATTAACGTTGTTAATAACACCAGGCTTACGTGAGAACGTGTTGTTACCGTTAGGTGTCTGGTTAGCAGCTCCTTTAGCAAACACCAATGGTGAAAGCTCAGCTTCAACCTGTTGTGGTGTAAGGATATTCAAGTGGTTAGCCAATGACTCGTTACCACGTGCAAGCTCATAGAGCCCAACACCGTGAGGGTCTTCGTGGTCTCGAATCCATAGGTTAGCATGTGAGATACTTGCGTATCCATCAGCACTTGATAATTCACCATTGAATAGGTTGTAACAACCACACTGGGCTATAAGTTTATTAGTAAGCCTATTTTCGTAATAGCTGATAGTAACGTGGGTCTTCGACTTAGTAGTTTCTTCACGCTCTCCTTCAGCTGAAAGACTTGATGTAGCTGACTTAGCAATTTCATCAGAGATTTTATCTACATCTGACTTAGGACCAGTGTCCTTTGGTAGTGTTTTAAAATTAACTTTCTTTTTGTCGATTTCATCAGCGCTCACACCAGCTTTAGACATCTGGTAGATAAATTCATCAAATGGGATGTCTTTTTCAAATAGCCATTCAGTATATGACCATGGGTCAGCAGGTCGTGAACCAACACCAAACCAAACTCGGTCGAGAGGTAGTGATTCTCGGTATACGTCATCAAATAAAATACGGTCTACAGTGGTCTTTTCATCGAAGCGAACTGGCTGTGTAATTTCTCTTTTGTATGTTCTAAAAGCACCCCAACCAAAGGTGAGTACGTTCTGACCAAAGTTCTGTAGGGCGTTTAAGCCATTACCTCCATGGTTCTCCCATGTCTTGCGCCATAAATGGTAGCTGACAGTGCTGAGCACCTTGTCCTCTGATTTAAATGTAGCTTCAGGTGGCTTACTAAACATCAAAGCAATACCTGCGTTGATTTTAGTGAATATAATAGGTTCCTTTACAAACGGAATCGAAGTTGTTTGACCATCCAAGGGTTGGTTACCCATAGTCATGGTGTAATTGGTGTTACCACCCATGTTCAGGTAGATAGGACGGAAATTACTCACCACACCTGAGTTGGTGAATGAGCGGTTAGCGGGGTTGTAATCGACAGTGTCGACAAGATTCACCTTCGCATCATAGAATAAACCATCAAACCTTTGTCGGAATGTTGTCTCCTTCATTTCATGTTTCTTTTCCTGGAGAAATTCCCACAGTTTCTTCCCTGCCTTGTCCTTATCTTTGCCCTTAGCCTTCTTCTGCTCTTGGTTGGTTAGTTTATCGAGCTCAAGAAGGTCAAACTTCGTTTCTTCTGTTTGTAAATGAGTCATTGTTTTCAATTTTATTGCTGAATTACTGTAATGTCAACTAAATTATTGTGTTTTATCCATTCTTCGACGGTAATTTCACCAAAAGCGAGCGCCATTGCTGAATAATTCTTCTCTTTTTTGTTATTTTGCACATTAAAATGATTATTATTCAAAATTGCGTATGCAATTGCAGTTGCCATCACGATGTCGTCGTGGCTACCATACACAGCTTCTGGTTTTCCTTTCTGGTTACGGATGAACTTAAGCATTTCCTCAAGCAATGGTTTCTGAACCCAGTTGTCTTGGTTGTTGAATGCAGTTTTCAGGGAAGCAAGGGCGTAATCACGTGTGTCCCTGGTTGTTCTCCAACCAATACTCTTACTGGTCTGCTTGGTGATGTCGTCCAACTCTTCTCGGTAGTACATATTCTCATACCCAAGCCTCATCACTGTCTCGTTTACATACAAACCGTCCTTGTTGGATTCGATTCCAAGGAGAGCGTTATTGTAAATTTTAGCCAACTGGAACGCATCGCGAGCAAACTCATAAGGCGACTCCTTGGCATGGTAAATAGCCACGATGTCCTTTGAATGAGCATCGACAACAGAAAGAACAGAGGCATCCCCTGAAGATAGACCTTCCGCAGTGTCACCTCCTATAACATAACTGCGTCCTGGCACAGGTAACTTCCACACCTGCACAACACCTGTGTCTGACTTATGCAGCTCATTATCAAACAAATCATACCTATCAGGCTCAACAGTCTTCTGGAAGAAATGATACATCCTCTTACTAGAGAAATAAGACTGGCCAGAGGCAGCAAACGCCTCTTCTGGGGTGGTGGGATACTGGTTATTGAGCTTATACACGTCCTTACCAAGCATCAAATACTTCTGGTAGTAGTAGGTGATTTCAATGTCTGATAGGCCATGCTCAATCTGGTATTCCCCAAAATCAAGGTGTTTGTTCTCCATTGCAGAGATTGGGATAGTCTCTTTGATTTGTGACAGCTCCATTTCATCCCATCTCCAGTTAAAAAAGACTGGGTAGGGCATAGCCTTGGACATCTCGGTTCCGATATTCTCGATATTATCCATTGATTCCCTGAAAGTGTCATAGAAGTAGCCACTCATACCTTGAGCAGTGGATTCTAGGAACAACTTACCATCCATAGGGATAGCAGGTAGCGTACCTGAAATGAACTCCTGCGCCTTCTTAGGGTACTGGTAGAACAATTCAGCAACTTCAGTGACATGGACAACGTGGAAAGTACCAGAACGTGCTGTATTTGAAACAGATATACTTGAAACAGAGCCATTCTCCCTGGAGAACTTCTTAGCTTTTGAGTTTGCCTTCTCCTGACGTAGGTGGTTCAGGGCTATTGGGAAGTTATCAAGGGCAAATTTAACCTTCCTATCGAAGATTTCATCGGCAACCTTCAAAGCCTGAGCGATAATCAAAGCTTCTTTGTTCTCAGAGAATAGGATTTCGTCGAGGGCCCAGATGTTAAGCAGGGTAGTGAAGCCTAGCTGGCGGGCCTTCAGGATAACAAACCTATAATAAATAGGGATAAGCTTGAGAAACGCAGCCTGAGCCTTATTAGGCTTGAATATTTCCTTCTGGCCACGTTTAGTAATGATGTAATACAGGTTACAAACCCTCCATTCCTTGTTCTGGATAGTGTTTCTAGGGTCACTACGTATGACCTCCTTTATATGCTTGCTGTATTCGCTCTCCTTATTCAAAGACATCACTTGATATACTAATCTTGTTTGATATACTTGTAAAGCAAATCAAGTAGATTTGAGGAGCGGCTAACCTGCAACTAGCCCCATTGCCCACTCTCCCATGCCCTAATAAGGTTGGAAGTGGGTAAGGTTGAGAAACGTTATTATGTACGTTCCCAGAAGGAAAAAACATAACCATATGCAGGTTACATAGTGACCAGGCCTGCATATCAAGGTGGAAGGCCTACAATCAAAATCCATATGTCGCCATATGAATCTACTGATGTGTTAGCTAGTGCTAACGACTGTCATGAAAAAGGAGACGCTGGCCTGTAGCAGGTAAAATAGCTACACGTGGGACAGGGGAACCAATTAAAAATAACCTCAACCAACCTCAATCGAACATAGCTAAATCATGTAATGAAATACAGGATAGCTACAACCATGGGACAGTCTAAAACTCAGCAGCCCCCTAAGAACAGGGGAACCTAAAAAGAAAAACACCGAAGGTCAATAAAACCTTTAGGTGTTTTTCTTTCAAAAAGAGAATCTAGTAACCAGTAATTTAAAGAACAATTACCTATAATTATATAACTTCCTTAGTAATAATCAAGTTGATAATCAACATTAACTGTACTAAGATAGCACTATATGAAACATCTAAATAAGTACTTAACCACTGAATGGGTTCCTTCTGATGACCTAGAGGAAGAAAAAACTTTATGGGAAAAACTGGAAAACTTTGATAAAGTTAGGGCAGAACATATGGAACGGGTAGAGGAGATGAAGGCAATGGGTATCTACGATAATCAAACCATAATTCCA